AAGATAGAAACGAGCTTTCTCTAAATCTTGTAGCATCTTTCCTTTGTGTTTAGCACGCGCAAGATACTTCACAACCTGCCACAGTAAAGGATCGTCTGAAAACCAATCCTCTAACACATCTATTACCTCAAAACGACCAAAGGTATAGTGAGAGGGATGGTTTACTAAATCATCTAAACTAGTTTCTGCTAATGTAGCAGCACCTGGATGACAAGGACACTTTGGATTTTTACATTCTCCTAATGCCATTACTTTTTTCCCCCTACCATTTTTGCTATAGCTTCCGGTGTCATACCTTTAGCCAGCAAATCTTTCAAAATAGTTGCAAGTTGTTCCGCAGCTTTGTTCTTAGAAATTGTTCGAGTTTTCTTAACAGTCGTAACTGTAGAATGTGTTATATCTGTTGTAGAATTAGTCGGTATGTGTATTCTAACTCCCGCATACCTGTGCATTTTGTCAGCACGTTTTTTCTCCTGCTCTGCTATCATCAGACCCAAGATATTTCTATGATACTCAATCGTCAGATCAAGTTCTGTGTCTGACAACTCTGGAATCTTTCTCTGTGCAAATAACCAGTCTAAACCACCAATCTTAATTTCTCTGGCACGACGACGATAAAATGAAAGTTGCCCTGTCTCGTCGTTTTTGTGTTCGTATGTTTTTGTGATTGTGCTTTTTTCCACAACCATATCACTCATACAATTCACACAAAACTGTACATCTATGCTTGAGGCATAGTGATAACAGAATGCCTTACCACATCGAGCGCATTCTATGACAGATTTTGGGTGTGTGAGATTGAGTTCTAGGCATACATCACAGATCAAAGCAGTTAAGTGGCCTGTTTCTTCGGCAGGAACCAGTGGAATATCCGTCGAAATAGCTTCTTCGGCGGTAATCTCTTCTGGCTCATCGTTTGGTGTGGTATCCGATATGGATTCACTATCTTCTGACTCATCATCGACATCTGTTATTTCCTCTTCCAGATTGTCATACGCAGCTTTAATGTCTTCCGGTTCTGCCATTGTAAAGCTCCTTAACTTCTTTGAAGTGGACTGCTTTTACACTGCAACTTTCGAATTACGCTTCAATGCTTCTTCTGCTCTGTCCATCTCTCGCAATGCAAGCGTGTGTGCTACGGGAATCTGCCCGTCTAAGAATAGCGTCAGTAATGATCGTATGAGTGAGCCTGTAGTAAGATCTGGAAATTTGGCTTTTAAGGCTTCGACTTGAGGCCGGAAGAGGCGAACTGTGACCGCTACGGTGAGGGCGCTTTGGGATGGCATACAAGCAGTTTACCACCCCGTACACACCTTGTCAAGCGTTTGTTTTCAACAACTTAGGGGCGGGTTGTCCCCAAAAGAGGCGCAACCCGCGCATATTCGTAGCATAAGCGTAACTATGCTTGGAATAGTTTCACTTCAGCAGCACGTCTAGCTGCTAGACCTGGGCTTTTTACTTCTACACCGTTGATCTCTTCATAGCACCATGAGGGTATGTTGTCAGGAGCTTTGTCGAAACCATGATGTAGCATCGTAGCTAGATGAGCAATGCCGAGGTTATAAGCGAAGTCTACAAGTGCATCAAATTGATTTTGATTAGCTTGTGGAGCTAGGCGTTCTACGGCGGGTTCATATTTAGTGACGAGATCACGGTCTAAGATGTAGTTGGCTTGGATCATAGAAATGCCGTTTTTTATATCCACACCGTAAACTATTGATGTGATAGTCTCGTTAATGTTTATGTCATGTCCGTGTCCAATTTGTAAGCCTTTGTTATCAGGCTTTATAGTTAAACACGTCCCTTCTGATTGTTTAATGAGATTGATACCATTTTGTGACGTTTTCATGTTGTATACTCCAGACTCCGGGTATTCCCGGCGCTCTCAAGAACTTCTTTGATACTTTTTACTGTTCCGTAGCGAAAAAACTCATACAGCATCTTCGCTTGGGCTGCTGTTTCTTCGGAGGATTGTTTGGAGGAGGGTATCAGCTCAGCAAATACCTTCTCAAATATAGCATCGGCGATTTGTTGGTTGGTGTTCATTCTGGTAGCTCCTTATCTCGCAGCTCACGTTGACACGCACCACAGAGTCCATTAGTCTCGTCATCTTCTAACTCTGTACCGCACCTATAGCAATCATCTACCTCAAACTCTTGGTCTGCTAGATGTTGCCGCTCCATGAGTCTGTCGGCTTCTTGTTTTGTCTGTTGTTCCATGCTATCCTCCTACAACCCAACTACGTTAAAGTACGGAAGTGCTTTCTCCAGCTCTCGTTCAGTAATCCAAAGTGGATGCTCTGTCTCTGGTGTAGAGCGGAGCTGTAAAATATACAAACCCTGACGTGCTCGCTTGAAACCTTCTACGTTGTCAGGAGCTATGTAGTGATCTCCTACTTTAATAAGCGTGGGTTTGTCTTTAGACTTTTGTGGATTCTTAGTTGCTCTTGGCATAACTTCTCCTTATCTCCGTGGCCTGACTTATAATCAGGGCAATGTCGTTAATAGAAACGAACGCACTGTGCGCTCGCTTGACGGTATCTGAGCCAGCGATTTTGTAGAGATAATCTCCCATACCTAAAAGATGCTCTGCGCCGTTTTCATCCAGAACGACTCTAGAATCAAACCCGCTAGGTAGTTTGAAACATACTCTTGCTGGAAAGTTTGCTTTGATATCTCCACTGAGAATCTTGACAGAGGGACGCTGCGTAGCGAGAATAAGATGTACCCCAGCGGCGCGACTGATTTGAGCAAGAGTCTTCAGCAGAGAATGAATAGACGGTGGACGTAGTTTGCGTTCTATTTGTGCTAGAAAACCAGCATCCTGATCTAAAACATCAGCTAACTCGTCTATGATTAGGATTTTGTACTTGAATGGCTTGTCTTGTTCTAGCTTGTTCCATTCTCGAATATTACGTGCTAAGCCACTCATTTGTTGATTTCTGAGTCTGACTTCCTCCAGCAACACTGTAAGTGCGGCTCGGAGATCGCTAATGTTATCGAGTACGTACTTAACGTGTTCCAGGCTTTTGAACAGAACCAAGTCGAGATTTTTAGTATCGACAAGGATAAACTCCAACTCATCCGAGCTACGAAAAAGAGACAGAGAGCATATAAGCTGCGCAGTGTAGACGCTTTTCCCTGAATTAGTAGCTCCTGCAATGAGTAAATGTGGTTGTGCTGCGAGGTCGGCATAGAGATGTTCTCCTATTGTGGATTGACCCATTAAGAGTGGCAAAGCCATTCCCTGTGTGAGTGGCGAGGTCATCATATTGTGTAGACATGAGTCAAACTTGATGATTTCTCTATCTACTCGTGGAACAGAGATTGTGAGTTCTCCTAGTGAGCGTTCAATACGAACTGATTCTACAGCAAGTGAGCCTGCGAGTTCTTCTTCTTTATTGAGAATGTTACTAAACTTCGGCTCACCTTGGGGTTGGAAATAGAAAGTACGAACCACTGGACCTTCTACCATGCGTTCAAAAAGTGCAGAGAATCCAAGTACCAGCATCTTTCGTGTTAGTACAGAGATTTGTTGCTGTATTAACGGAGAATACTTTGCTTGAAGTTCACGTTGTTTTTGTGCAGCTTCACTTGGAAGCATTATTTTTCTCCTTCACAACGCCAGCGCAGCCAGCACGTAAATTATTTTTGTACTCCATTTTCTACAGAAGCTCTAAAACTACCAGAAGCAAGCCGTAGACGATTAACAGGTGCGAGATACTTAAATGCCGTGGCAAAGTTTACCTTGGCGGGATCAAAGTGTAGAAAATAACCACCAGTTTGGACAGAGAGATACTTGAGAAGTTCCATTTTTCGCTTGTTGTATCCTGCACCGTTACCAAAGTATACAGTGTCAATAGGGATACCTGAACCTGTAGCTTTGGCAATTTTAATGATAATGCTGGCGCTGGCTATCCATAGACCGGCACTAGAGCCGTAAAAAGTATCTAACTCTTCTCCATGGTCTGCTGCTAAAGCATCTGTCGGTGCGCCGTCAGTAAATGCAATCAACCGCGTCAGCGTCGGCGTGGCTTCTAGAGCGTGTTTGAGAGTATTAAAGAATGGAGTCTCACCGCTGCTCAAATGTGATTCTTGAATATCCACAGCAAGCTCTAATAGATTAGAGCGTAAATCTGTACTCCACTCTTTGGTGTTCATAAAATGTACTGCTACAGCAGTTTGGTTTGGAATGCAGTTACGAAGGAATTCTACTACACCCTTCTTTGCATTCTCTATCTCGCCGCCCATAGAACCAGAGTCATCGAATACAACTCTGATTCTATCTGGGCACTCGCCGGGAGGAATATACCGCACCATGGCCTGTGTGGGTTCCTTTCCGGCAGCTAACGCTGTGGATGCTTTGAGAGCTTCTATTGCAGCTTTCTTAGCGTCGGAAGCGTTTTTGGGATTTTGGATTGAAAAGCCCATCTTATTCTCCTTATAGTTGAATTAACTCATAATCCTCAGATGCGTCTGACTCTCCAGTAGTACAAGAGAAACATAGATCTTGCATAGCCATTTTCCATGCTGGAGCACCACAAACACAGCATCTTTGATGTGAATGAGCAGCGTGTTTATACTCCTTTAAAGAAAATGCTGGTGGAGTATTTAAGCTACAATCAAACTCATACGCTTTTTCTGGTGTTATAAACTCTGCAAAATCT